GGCTTACTTCGGAACATTCTATTTTTATCTATATACTTCCGATGGTAATGTCTTAACGCATCTATTAATTTTTTGCAATGGTCTGTGTCTATCCAACATTTAGGTAGGGTCATGGTAGTTGCGTGTATACCATCCTCTAGTGGAATTTTTGGTACTACTTTAAATCTTATACCTAATTGATAGGCAACCTCTCTTCTAGTTTTGCCATTACCAAAATCTGTAACTTCGATGTCGTGTGGTGCAAAATGATCTTTGTAAACATAATCTTTTTGTTTTAACATCTGAATGTAATGCGGTAATCCTTCGCCACGTTCTTCATGGTAGTCTATAATATTGATTGCTCTACCAATCTGTTGAAAGAATATAATAGCACTATGGTCAGCTACTCCTAAATCCCATGCGGTAGATACTGGAAGGCTAGGGTCATACGGAACTCTTGTTAATTGTTTGCCATCTTCCATCTTAGAAAGTGTGTCGTTAAAAATCGCACCCTCTATGTTTGCTATCCAATCACATTCAAATTCTTGTAGGTACTTTTTTTCACCCATTACTTCTTTTGCCTTGACCAACTCATCTTCATCTACAATCTTAGTATCACTTGCTTTAGCTTTATAGTTAAACCAATCGTCTGCACCTTGTGCGTGTTGGTATAGTTCATAAAAGTTATTGTTCATTCCTTGTGGCGTACCAATAAAAACACAGTAGCCTTTTCTATCGGATAGTGCTGGTCTTATAATCTCTGGAAAAAGTTTGCTATGGACATTGGCATACTCATCTATTACACATCCATCAAGGTAGATTCCCCTTAACCCATCAGAGTTTTCTGATCCGAGTAAAGTAATTCTCGCACCGTTAGGTAGGTCTACCCTTAACTCTGTTTCATTAAATTTTATATAAGGTATCTTGTTAGTAAACTGTTTCATGTAATCCCAAGCAATAGATTTACTTTGTTTAAAGGTTGGTGAGATATATGCGTACCTTGGGTTCTTCTGTTTAGATAATAAAGCAGATCGTATCAGGTGGTTAATCATACAGACAGTCTTGCCGAACCTTCGATGACAAACTAGTACTGACCATCTGTGTTTAGAAATTTGGTTGTGCAAAAATGATTGGTGTTTTCTAGGGGTGTAGGGAATTTTAATATCCATATCTAGTGTAGTAGTTTGCTTGGCATACCATAGCCAGGAGTGTTGTAATCAAAGTTAAGTATACTCATTGTATAGTGTGCAAACGTCTCTGCTGTTTCTTCATCTGCAAAGCCATATACCTTAATGGTTAAGCTCTTATCTTTTGTGTTAACGTAAACTATTGAAGTTAAATCATCCTGAATGTAATCCCACATAATTACTACATATAGTAAAAATAAAAAAAATTATACTACAAAGGTTTTTAATAGGGTGTGGGTTAATGTGTGTGTCTGTCTAAGGGTGTCCTCAATTCCGATGTATATATATATATATAATGCGTGGCGGATTATGGGGGTATAGGGGTATCAAGCTTACAAAAATAGAGGGTTTATTAATTTTGACTGATAACAATTACTTATCAGAAGTTTTACAATTGATAATCAAATCTTATTGTTACACCAGCATGTCTATATATATATAGATCCGTTCATATACACGTAAAAAAAAATGATGCGATGATATAAAGAAATAGGATCTATTCCATACTTACCTTACACTTATACTTATCTCACACTCATTCATTTATATATTGCTTATCTATTAACTGCGACAATCTGTCTTAAACTATTTGTTTGAATAACATAACCAATTCGGTTATACTTTATTCATGAACAACTTAACAAGGGAAACAATGCCGACACTTAATATAAACGACCCAAAGTATTTTGATCCATTCTTAAAAACATTGGAAGATAATACTTTTAAAAACTACCATACTGAAAATTGTATGTTAATCACATACAGCTTTGGTAATCGTATGCAAAAAGAGGAAATGAAAGAAATATTTAAAGATCATAATGACGAACGATATGGTTATGGTATTAAAATGATGACTTCAATAGCAAGAAAATATCTTATTAAAGATGTTTTAAATAACATTAAAGATAAGAATTTACGTAAAAAAATAAAAGCAAGGTTATAATATATATTGACAATATGGTTAATATAACTAGTATAAATATAAAAACAACAAAGGGGTACAATATGACAGCAACACAAATGGTAATAAACGCAATATATTTCGCATTAAGTTTTTGCGGAATATTTCTAGGGTTAATCATAGCCATTCATTTAAGTTTTTGGCTAGGTATAAGCATGATAATTTTATTTACTTTTAAGTTTATGTATCATTTTTCAAATAAGGAATTTGCTTAATGATATATATTTTTATGAATGAAATAATTAATCTTACTATCATAATGTATTTTGCTTATATAATATGGGGGAAACAATGAAAACATTTGACGATATGATTAACCATCTTAACCCATTTGAAGAGATGGATAGCGATACAGGATCTATACTGCCTGAACACGTAGACCAATTTATCAAAGATAAAAAAGCAAATGATGAGCATAAGAAAAAAGAAGACGAGATGATTAAGACTTGGAAAGATGAAATAGCAATGAACAAAAAAGGGGAAAAATAATATGAGATACGAACAAAAAGCAGCAATCCAAGATAATAACAAAGCTAGAATATACGCAGCAAAGAAAAAACAAGATAAGCATAATCTTTTAGTTGATAAAATGTATAAAAAGGTTGAACAAGAAATAAATAAAAAAGCAATAATGAAAGATAAAAAATACACACAAGAAGAGGCTGAGTTAATGGCGGATTGGTTTAATGCAAATAATCAACTGAATACAACAGCAAATATATCAGATGAAATTAGAGATCTTTTTTTACAAGCTGATAAAATTAGAATTAAAATTCATCAAGATATTACCGACAATAGTAATTGGAAATTTTACAAGAAAAAAAATAATAAAATGGGAGTTAAATATGAGTAGTGAAAAGCAAAAATTAATTGATGAGATTTTTCTTGGAATTTTTGAACATAGAAATAGCGATTATTATTCTAGTGATGTAGATACTGCTTCATTGGAAGAGTTATCAACTATGGCTTTAAATAATATGAGTATAGACCAATTAAAAAAATTTTTAGAGAGGTTTAATTAATGGAAAGTTATAAGCAATTAATATTAATTATATTGGTAGCTGTAATAATGTTTGGCTACCAATGGATAAAAGAAGAAAAGAAAAAAAATGATTACAGAAAAAAATATAGAAAATCGCAAGGTTGGGAATAATATTAAAGACCTACAAAGAAAAATGCTAATTAGTATTTTATCTGCTAAAGGTCTGATTTTTCGACACTATCGGACAAAGTTTCAGCAGAAGAAACATCAATCAAATCAGGTTCAGACTGCCAAGAAATATTTAAAGATGTATCAGTTTTAACATTTTGTACTTTGTTATCAGAATAAAGATCAGTAATGTGTCCTGCTACATACTGTACAAATTTAACCTTTTCACGGATCCATAAAATTTGATTTGGGTTCTCTACCTCCTGATGTTGAAACACTTGCATTAATTTATCTATTAAAGTTTGAACACCTAATTTTCTTGCCTCAGCTACCTTGATCTCTAGCTCTGGATTTTTTTTTAAAATATTGTAGAATTTCATCAAGCTCGTCTGTGAGGGATTGATTGTCTTGTCTTTTATGCACTCCAAAAGGGTTCTTCCTTCTATAAGATTGCTTTGTAAAATATCTAGATTTTTGATTATTTGTAATTCTTGGTTTGACTTGTCCGTAGTAGTATTCTTTAACTTGTTCTCTTGTTTTGGTTCTGAATTGGTAGAGGGATTGGAGTTGTTTAATTCTTGTGTCATCTGTATATTTAGGTTTGTTAAATCCTTTTATGTTGTTAAATCCATGAAATCTACAAAAATATTTACCATTTGCACATAGATAACCTTTTGCTTGACAGGGTCTTTTACTTCTTCTTGTTAAGCTCTGACAAAAAATTTTTCGTCTTGGTCGTCCTGTCATTGTTCCTTTTGTTTTTATAAACTGCTCTTTGATAAGCAAAGTTTGTTTTCTTTCTTAGCTTTTCTAATTCTACTCCTTTGGGTAGATCCACCAGCACACCATCGCCTTTTCTATCTTGTTCATTAAGAGCCAATTGAGAATAGTAAGGGTTATCCTTTTCTTGTATTGCTTTAATTAGGGTACTTCGGGGGAAAGTAGACAATTTATTAATGATAAGGTCTTTATCCCCTCCACTATTGACTACATCTTTAATAAGTTTATCTATGTTAGTTAAGTTAATGGTAGTTCTACTAATATCAGTCATCATGAGACGTGGTATGTGTCGTGATGATACATCATACTTTTTATTAACAAGGTAATCAGAATTAATAGTGTAAAGCAAAGTGGATTTAAGACGTTTAGTTTTTAAGATACCAACCTTTTGTAATAACTCGGTGCATCTGTATATAGTAGATCGGTGTAAACAAACCATACTAGATATAGTGGCTTGTCTAGGATAGCATTGACCATTCTGTGAATTAACAAACTTTAATAGTGCTATGAGGATTAGCAATGAAGATGATCGGTATTCTTCTGGTATGCGTTTTATCCTCTCATCATCAAAGAGTTTAAATGGTATGCGAATGTGTGGCAAATATTTTAGCATAGCTTTTATTTTCTGTGTTTACAAACTTTCTGATGTTCAGCTTGAAGATGATACAATATAGCAACCCACTCTTGCTCATTCATAGCCTTTAATGGAACGGAGATAGGGTATTTTTG